ATGCGGAGCGCGCTCCGGGACGCCGAGGTAACACCCCCGGCCGACGGATGGGCGCGTCTGGAGCGGGAGCTGAAAACTCCGGCGCCCCGGATTTCCGTATTGCGCAGATATTGGCCGCGGATTGCTGCCGCTGCTGCTGCCGTGCTGATTTTTGTCGGAGGCGGGGAACTGCTGCTGCATGAAAATCGTAGTTTGGGGGATAAAGGGTTTGTTATCGCATCGGCAACAGACGGCGGCAGTTCCGCCGCGGACAATCGGACATATCCGGCCGGGGGGATCGGAACGCTCGAAGAGTCGCTTCGGGCCGTTGTGCCGTCGCAGGAGGCGGTGCGGGCCGAGTCGCTTCCGGGCCGAGAGACCCAAACCCGGCAGGCGGTGCGGGCGGCGTATCCTGCGACTGCCGTTGCGCGGAACGCTGCGCCGGCGGTCGTGGCGGTTGATGTGACGGACTCCCGGCCGCAACCCGTTCCGGAGAATGAAGCTGCCGCAACTTTGCGGTCGGAAGAAACGATCGCGCAGAAACAGGCCGCCGCAGAGACTTCCGGCGTGCAGGAACGGACGGCTCCGAAAGAAAACGCTGCATCGGCGAGGACCTATCCGAGCACCACTTCTTATTACGGCGACCAGATCGCCTTCGAGCAGCCGAAATCCCGCAGGCGGACTTCCGTGTCGCTCTTTGCGGCAGGCAGCGTGACGGGCGGGGGAACCGTGTCGGCGGGGCCCGGCCCCGGCATGATGATGTCCGACGCTCCGGTAGGCGGCGGCGCCGGCACGATGGCCCAGCTGAAATACAATTACGACGATTATTCCTTCAAACATCACCAGCCGCTCAGTTTCGGACTCTCGGTGCGCAAGGAATTCGCGCACGGTCTGTCGCTCGAAAGCGGCGTCAATTACACGCTGCTCTGGGCCGACGTCCGCATGAAGTCCAGCCGGCAGGATATCAGTCAGAAACTCCATTTTATCGGCGTGCCGCTGCGTATGAACTGGCAGTTTCTGGATACGGGGCGCTTCTCGCTGTATGCAGGCGCCGGCGGTATGATCGAGAAGTGCGTCTCCGCAAAATTCGGTTCGAGGGCGATGGACGAGCCGGGCGTGCAATGGTCCGTGCTGGGCGCCGCGGGCGCGCAGTACGATCTGGGCGGGCTTGTCGGGCTTTATTTCGAGCCTGAAGTCTCCTATTATTTCACGGAAACCGATCTGCGGACCTCGCGTACCGACTCGCCGCTGTCGCTTACCTTGCGGCTGGGCGTGCGTCTTTCCTTCTGACAATCCCTCTGAAACAAGCTTTTGCAGTGCCTTTCGGGCACGAAATACGACCGGAAAAGTCCGTATCTTCTGTTGCGCGGACTTTTTTCGGTCGTGTCTGAATATGCTATTAAAAAGCTTAATTGTGCTATTTTCTATTGTCTAATGGAAATTTGTTATTATTTTTGTTGAATAATAGATTGTGACTGGAGTTGAACAAAAAACACAAGTGCTTGAATCTCTGCACTTGTGCTTTGTAGTCCCGACGGGACTAAAGGAAATGTTATCTTATGAAATCATTGAGATAACATAGAGTAACAAAATCTGCTCTCAATACTATAGAATGGCGTTTTTGTTGATGGCATGAAACGACCGAAATATCATCAGATAAAACCTAAGTCGCCAAAAAGTCGCCAAAAATTCTTGAAGTTATATATGGTTAGTTATATTTGCATTTGTGCAAATGTAACTAATTATGGCGACAATCTACTACTCCCTCTCGGCTAAGGAAAATTCATGCGGTTTACACGAGGTGTTGATTCGGTTCACTCATGGCCGTTTCAACCAACGAGCTAAGACCGGCATATATGTTCTGCCTGAATATTGGAATGAGAAGACGCAATCAATCTTGATTCCACGCTATAGGATGATGTCGCCATCCCGGCAGGATATTGTCGAACGAGCAAACGAGGCCCATGCTAAATTATCTGCATTAACCTCTTTTGTCATGCAATCTTTTATCGATGCCGGGGCGGGAAAGATGGGATTGCCTGCGAGCTGGCTCCGTGATGTTATTACACCCTATTCGGTGGGTATGTCTCAGGATAAGGATATATGGGCTTATTTCGAAAGCTATATCTCGAAAAAGAACTTTTCCGAGCGTCGCATAATGGCATTTAACGTGCTCATACGAGTACTCAAGCGTTACGAATTATATAAGAGGATTTCAGATCGAAATTTCACACTCTCCCTCTTGACATTCACTCCTGAAATGTTGGATGACTTTGAGGACTTTTATCGCAGAGAATATGAGATATGCGAGGATTATCCACATATATATACGTTGGTCCCGGATTCCAGAATGCCGCAACAGCGCGGGCATAATACTGTTGTCAGCAAAATGATCTTGTTGCGCGCCTTTTTAAATTGGGCCGCAAATAATGATCTTATCCCATCCAATCCCTTCCGTAAGAAAGAGATAAAGCAGGCTGTCTATGGAACGCCTATTTATATTACAATTGCCGAACGGAACAAGCTGTATAATACAAATCTATCCCGACATCATAAGTTGGCTGTTCAGCGAGATATATTTATATTTCAGTGCTTGATTGGATGTAGGGTAGGGGATTTGCTTGGATTGAAGCGCAATAATGTAGTAAAGGGGGCTGTGGAGTATATTCCGCGTAAGACCAAAGAAGGACATCCGGTAACGGTGCGTGTGCCTCTGAACAATATTGCTCAGGATATCATAAAAAAGTATGAATCATCCGAGCATGAGATGTTGTTGCCGTTCATTTCAGAGCAGAAATATAATGAAGCGATTAAAAAATGCTTCCTTGCTGCGGGCCTTAAACGGATGGTAAATGTACTCAATCCGATCACTCGCGAACCCGAACAGAAGCCGCTTTATCAAATAGCCTCCTCTCATATGGCTCGCCGAACTTTCATCGGCAACCTGTATAAGAAAGTCAAGGACCCGAACCTTGTAGGGTCCTTATCTGGGCATACTGAAGGCAGTAAGGCATTTGCCCGCTATAGGGACATAGACGAAGAGATGAAGACCGATCTTGTAAAACTTCTTGAATAGTTAAATCGTATCCATCAACTTGCATATGACTGCGGCGAATAAGGGTGCTGAGCATTCGCTTACTTCAAGCATCGCCAGCCAGTATTTCATGTTGTCATCTTCCATGTTTATCACATTTGCAGCAGGTGAATCGGTGTATATCCGACCATAGAGCGGTATTTATGTCGCCGGTCAGATATGCGACCTCTTCGCCGGCCATATCCATACTATGTGTCGAAGCAATATCATCGACCAGATGTCTTAGTTCGTGTTCAAAAGAGTTCAGGAACTCGGCCGGCGATGACGCCAGCCCCACGATCATCACCGTGCGCCTAAGTTTTTTGTTGGAATAGGTGAAACCGGTGTCCATATCGCACTTCAGCAGATTGTTGCGGATATGATCCATTAATTCATATGGACATTGTATATCGTTAAGGGACTTGATTATAGAGTCTGTATGATAGCATGTGACGGCGAAATACACCCTCACTTTCCAGTCATAGGCATCTATATTCAAATCCCTTATTTTCATTGCTCACCTTTCCGTTCTCCGTATTTGCGCCAATTGCGCGCCAGTTGTCTCCGTTGCTTGCGGTTGAAGCGTTTGTTGTCCAGCACGTCGTTTACGGCTGTAGCCAACTCCTGATACTTGTCGCCCGGAAGATTACGGACGAGCGCTGCGATATTTTTCATCGATTTCACCTTTTTCGTTTGTGAATTCGCTTAGCTGTGGCATATCTTCCATGACCTACATCATTTCTTCCCAAGGTATGGGAGTTCCGGAGCCAATAGTGTCGGCGTAGTAGCGAGTGAAAGGCATTCCGTCGTATGCGTCTTCATCGTCGATGAAGTCTTTGATGAACATGGCGAGATACTGCTGATTAGGGATCGACGACCCGAAATAATCAGAAATTGCCATGTTGCATACGTATACGCAGTCGTATCCCTTGTCTTTTTTAAGTTCGATGCCGTACTGCTTCAATAGGGCATCAACCTTCTCTTTGGTGTAGGGTTCGATCTTTTTGCCGTTTCGATCCCGCATATGGGATACGGCGAATTCGCACATCTTCTTTGAAAAGTGCCATCCGTAATTTGCGAGATACTCCCGGAATCCTGCCGGAAAGTTATCATATGTATCTAATCTGTTCATATCAGTCTGAATTAAAAAGGAGGGAGCCTGCGGCCCCCTCCCGCCGGTTTAACGCCTGCGATAACGCGAGTATCGACCCGTACCCTTGACGCCACGGCGCTCGCCGTATCCGTCACCGTCGTAGCCATCCATCTCCCCGCCATAGTCCCGGCGTTCGCCGTAACCTCCGCGCTCACCGTAGCCCCCGCGGCCTTCACGCCGGCCTTCCTCGAAGCCTTCCTCGTAAGCGCGCTGAAGCTCCCGCTCCATCTCCTCTTCGTGGCCGTCATATCCGCCTCGGCCTTCACCTATGATTCTCCAACCCATAGTTACTTAGTTTTTGCAGGTGCTTCAGTCTTGACAAGGCTCCTCAGTTCTTCCGCCGTCGGTATTTTGCTTATGCGCTCGTTCATATCAGCTATCATCCTGCGTAATTCCCGATTTTCGGACTCAAGTTCTTTCGTGCGCGCAGCTTCGGGGTCGAGCTGCATCAGGATCGAGTCGTAAATCTCCAGATTGGCTTTGTGCTTTTCGTAGGATTCTACGATGTCGCGGCTCATCTGCTGCGCCTCCATGATTGTAGGCTTCAGCCCGTCGCGTGTTGTCGCTACGGTGAGTCCGTCTTTCGAAACGATGTCCGCCAGCATGGGGACGCCCCACGGCTCGTTGCCCTCTATCGAGATATTGATGAACTGCTGCATCGGCGAGAACTGCCCCGGTTTCTGGGGCGGAATGTACGGGGCCGACACATCTTTTACATTCGCTGTATAAAACTTTGGCTGCTCGCGATTGTCGAAGACGTAGACTAAGGAGCCTTTTTTCAAGTTCTGAAACATCTTGGTTAATGATTTGTGAAAGTCAGGGGAGAAGGGATGCTCCTCCCCGTCCTTTCGGTTTTACTTTGATTTTGCCGCCGCCGGCGCTGCGTCGCTGTCCGCTTGCGCAGTACCTGCCGTAGACTTCACACCCAGCAGCCGGAATGTTCCGGCGCATTTGTTGAAATACACGAGGTGCTCGGTGTAGGCGCTTGCTTCGCCGCCTGCCGTCGGATTCGTGATGTCGCTGCCGATGGTCTGCGTTCCCTTGTTATCCACAACCGGCACTTTCGTGGTCCCGATAATGGTGTTGGGGGAAATTACCGTACTCCTTGCCGGCCCGGAGGTCGGGACAACGACATTCACGGCATAAGCACTCTCCTCCGTTGTGACCGGATGGCGAACCTTCCATAGAAGGATGCCCTCTTCGGGCAAAGCCCTCCATGCGCAGGGATTGAACCCGTAATCTACGGTTTCGGTCTCCGCCGAAGCCTTTCCGGTCGTGGTGAGCGTAAATATGCCTCCGATGTCGAGACGGGGCACAAACGTCCCTCGCGGTACGACGACCTTTATGTCAGCTTGGAAAGGATACATACTTGCCTCCTTTCTTGCTAAAATAAGGCGTTTGCACACGCAGGAGCCGCCGCCACGGCAACCGTGGGTGTATTGCAGCAGTTAGGATTCTGCACGATGTATGCAGGAACCGGGCAGGGCGGACGCAGCTGGCTGACGATGTTGGCCGTCTGGGCCTGTTGCGAAGCTGCCAGTGCGAGGTTGCTGTTCTCCTGCCGCAGCGTGTCGATCTTGTTCTGCATCTCACGCATTTCGAGCTGGCAGAAGCGGTCGTTAATGATCTGCGTCTGCGCGTCGATCTTAGCGCCGAGGATGTTGAACTGCGTGCTTGCCGATGACTGGAGTACGTTGGTCTGGTTGATCGTTGCGAGCTGATTTTCGTAGCCCATCTTCACGATGTCCTGACGGACGTTGCAGCAGCATTCGGCGATCTGATTGCCGATCTGACAACCCATCGACTGCACGGCATTGATGATTTGCTGGCTTGACATCCCCAGCGTGCTCTGGATGTTGCACAGCGTAGACTGAATCTGCTGCGTCGAGCAGTTGAGCGACGATGCCAGCTGAGTGATGGCCGTGCCGTTTCCTTGAATTGCGTTCATGAGAAGTTCGCGTCCGGCGTCACCGTTGAGCTGCGCAGGCAGACCGTTCGCGCCGTTGCCTCCGAATCCGAAGCCGTTACCGCCCCAGCAGAAGAAGAGCAGGATGATCCAGATCCACCAGCACCCGTCGCCGCCCCACGAACCGCGGTTGTTGTTACCGTTCATGAGTGCCGCTACGAGGTTGGGGTCCATGCCCTTGTTGCTCATCATGGACGAGACGAGAGCTGCGATGTCAAGGCCGCCACCCGTGCCGCCTCCATCGAAAATATAAGTTTTATCCGAACCCATTTTAAAAGATTATTGAATGATTGCCGCCCCCGTTAAGGCCGGGCGTTCACCTGTTGCAACAATGCAAAGGTGGCCGAAGGCGGCAGGCATATCAATTAGATGGGACGGAGATCGTAGGCAGTCTTTTCGCAATTAGTTCGCACTGAATTTCGAATATGGGATGACTGTACCGTTTCCGCTCGTCGAATTTCGAGATCATCTTCTCGACGGCTCGACGAGAGAAGCGCATCATGCGCGCTATGTCTGTAATATACATCCCTTTTTCGTGGCAGAAGTGCACCAGCATATAGCGGGCATCAACCACATCTTGATATTTATCCTTCGAAAGGATTTGTTCTTTGGTTATTTCGGTCTCAAATGCAACGCATTCGAGTATTTCTGCAAAAAGCTCTGATTTACGCATACGTTTCCCCGATAATTATTGTATATTTGTTATACCCCTGTATAAAAAGTTCCACCCCAACGAAGGAATAGTCCTCGGCATTGGGGTGGAAACACTTATGTATACAGGGGTGTATGCTATAATGTCGGGGACTTTTTTATGCCCGTCCCTCAAGGCTCTACATCATATGAACCGGCGCGCCATCGTCAATATATTTTTACGGAATACGAATACAACTACGCCAAGGACGAGCCAAAAGCCGCGCATCTTTGTCTGTTGCCACCATGTCAGTCGGCGCTCCACCTCGACGATTTTTGTGTCGGTCCTGTCTTTATAGACAATGCTGTCCCGATATATCACTTCTTTTTCAAACGGTACCGGAATATCCTGCGGCTTGTTCTCCAGCGAGTGGCCCAGCGAACCGTCGTTGTTTATCCATGCATCCGAAACAGCTAAGGGCGTCTCCAGATGACTTGAAGTATCTCTGACTACTTGGCGCTTGCTGTATGGAGGTATCTGAAATTGAAGCGTATCCTTGATGTATATTTTATGGATGCGTGTTTCGATGCTGATGCTATCCTTTGTACTTGTTGCTAAATGCTTGCATGGACAGCATCCTGCCAGTATACAAGCGAATGTTACGATAACACACTTCATGGCTTGTGTTGTTGAAATAGTTCCCAACCTTTATTGACATCGTCTATAACAGCAGCGACTCCATTTTCCACGCGCGACATTGCGGCTACCACCGGGACCATGATATCCTTATTGGTTGTTGTAATCTTTACGTCGGGCCAGACTCCTGAAGAGTCTGCTACGGCTTTAATGTAGTTATCCGTATGATTCTCAATGGGCGGTGCGTAGCGACTTATCATATCACGCAGCGTATTGCATCCGTGCTTCAGCTGGTAGGTGTGGAGTAATACGAACATGGCGCGGTACCCCCATGCCATTGTCTTGAATTGTTTGAAGGCGCTATCCGTGGATGGAATTTCCCCCAAATATTTGATTTTGGACAGTCTGATATTACCGGGATTGTTATTGCGTAATCCTCTGCTCATTGCTTTGTATTTTTATGGTTTCGATAATTCTCCAGATATGGGAGGTTTTTAATAACCTCGAAGGACAAGACATAATACAGGAAGTCGAACAACTTGCTCTTTGGGAAAATCCGCGTCAGGTTCTTCAGTGTATTGACTCCGTAAAAGTAAATAAGAGCATATACGATGATAGATATTGCTGACATAGCCCCTTCGTGGTTATCGATCTTATCTCCGATAATCAATACAAAGGCGATGAGACCGGATATAACCATACCTTCTAAAATGCAGTTGAAAGCCTTTTTGAAGGCGAATCCTTCATGTTGCTTAAATACGCCCGCCGATACTCCGGCAACGAAATTAATGGCGAATACCAGCATGCAGGCGATAAGTATGTCGTGTATCGGGGCGATTGTGCCGAATATCGAGGCGAAGATACAGCCAAAGAGTTCCCGAAATTTGTCCATGATAAAATAGCCTTATTCTCCGTTTTTAAGTCTCTGTTCTTCTTCCGCGGCCAGCTCTTCGGCCCGCTTGGCTTTAAGCCGGGCAAGCGTCTGTTCGTTCTTGTTGTATTCCGCGTTGGCGGCTTCGTACTGCGCATAGTCTTCCGGATAGGTATACTCGAAAGAGATACCTTGCTTGAAACATTTGATCGCCCGGTCGTCGGACTGGGCCATGATCGCCCGCAGCTCCAGCTGCCGCGATTCGAGGTTGTCGATTTGATGTTGTGTTTCCATGATTCTAAATTTCGGATACGGGGCGGACATACGCCTTAACTGCTTTGTACTGCGAACCTATATAACCCGCCAAGCCTTCGTATACGAAAGATGAATTAGCGCTATACTCGCATGAGGTTTTAATAGAATACCCACCTCCATAGCAGGTTGCCTTACCGAGCTGGGTTAGTGAGAGGTTTACGGGGTCTTTTGCGACATCCGTAGCAGTCAGTACCCGGTCTCGCATAAGTATATATGCTTCTTCGACCGACGGCAGCCACCATGCTCCGGCCTCCAGTGAGGTAGTAGCCCCCTCGACCGTGATGCCGTAGCCGAGCGCGGCCGCTGCGGCCGGATAACGGAGGACGCTCTCGCCGTGAATGTTAACGAACCGTAGCCCGCCGATCTTCGCAGTATTCATCCTGCCGTCGCGCAGCATTGTACCATAGGCAGATGGATATTCGGCCAAGTGCTCCCCGAACAAATAATCTCGGTATGTCGCATAGGCGGCGACCAATTCCGGGTTGGCCTCTTCCGTAAAGGCACTTTCCCGGATAATTATCGAACTGCCCGGAACGATGTTTGTCGCGTCGCGGCCATTTATAGAGTAATATTGCAGGAATCTTTCGGGATTGCAGCCCGCAAACGATACATTGACGCCGTTTTTGCATCGTATATAATCGTTGGTTTCCTCTATTAGTACCCCTGTCAACGTTGTTTGATAGTCCACGTCTTCCGGCGGCCTTGTGATTTGGCAACCGCTTACGACGCCAATAGTCGAAAAGACGGGCGACCACGTATTCGAAGACATGATGATACGCGAATTTGCCTCGTCAACACTCGATGTCCAGTCGTAATCCTTGATTTGCCCGGTCACGAATGAGTTGATTTGAGCATGAATATCCGAAAGCTCCGCACCTGCGTTCCATGTTAAGGGCAGGTCGATTTTGTAAATTCCGGTTCCAAATGTAAGAACCGCGGTTCCGCCCGCCGCGAGGTCGAAACCCGACAGGGCCACTTCGTAAGGGGCCGCCCATTGAATACTCATCGACCCGTTATATGTCGCATTATCCAGCGACACGATCCGCACCTTATCGCCCCGGCGTCCGTAGACCACGCCTGCGGGAACCAGTGCGGAAGGCATCTTTTCAGCGACGAGCGTAGCGCCCTTGATGAATTTCAACACCCCGTCCGTCTTGTCGAACACGACGAGGTCCCCGACCCCGGCGGCGTCCTTGCCCACGACGACATTCACGCCGTCATAGATCACCTCGCCGTTCTCTTCGACGTACGATACTGCCGACTGGGTTTTAAGCCGGGAATCATCCGCTTCGTAGGCGGCTCTGTTCGTGTATTTGTTTACCTGAGACATCGTATCAGTTGTTTTTCCAGTCCGAAACGGCGTTATTGCCGACCGAATGGTAGACCGCATTGTTCTTGGTGTCGATATAGAACTGTCCGGCCCGGTCGGGAGCCTTCGCCGGAGCGCCCTCGCCCGTAACGACGATGTTGTTGCCGTCCCAGACGCCCAATTTCTTGACCTGCAGTTCCGGGATTAGGACATCGCCCGAAAGCATCCTTACAAGCAGCGATTCGAGCTGCGCGACGCGCTCCTCCAGCGTGCAGTCCGAATGAGCTACTACCTCAAATGAGGTTTTTCTCAACTCTGGATCAATTTCTTTGGCAGTAACGAACTCGGAGTCATTCTCCAGTTCGGATACTTTCGTAGGAATCTCCGTGCGGTTGGCTTTCCCTTCAATTACTTCCTGCAAGTCCAGCGTAAGTTTATCCCACGATACGGTGTTATTGAGGAGCGTAGCCCGAATCTCGGAACCGTCCACAGTAATCTGTATTTCCGGACCAATGGACCCGGCGTATGCTTTCACGAAGTCCGAAACGGGGATCGACGAAATAGATCCATCGGCATTTATGAACTCAATGGCTCTTGTTTCTTTGTTATACTCAAGTCCCATCTGCTCAATGGGAAGGTCAACGATCAATTTAGCGCCCGCAATCGTTGTGAAGGTAAGCTCGTAGGTCTCGCCGTTGAACTCCGGTAGACCGACGCAGGTGTTCAGAATCTCCCTGATATTGGGATGGGCGGTGGGTGAGGTGTTATGCTGCTCTATCTGCCCGCTGACATCTGGCGTGGGGATGGCGTCAATGGCATCATCCGTGTATTTTTGTGCTGATTGAAGAGTAGTCGCGTCGCCGTCGGATATTGCCTTTCCCACTTCTTTCTCGAACTCAATAAGTCCTGTTGCAATCTCTGATTTTGTCTCTTCTATACGTTCATCCGTGTGGGAGCTGGCAGCGGAAAGTGTTTCTTCAGCTGCGTCGGCTACTTCCTCTTTGGACGCCTTTTCAGATAACTGCGCTCGTACTTCCGTGTCGTCGTAATTCGAAAGTCCGTCCAGCTTCTCCTTATCGTCGTCTGTATAGTCGTTTGAGGACAGACCCTTCCCTTCTTCTTTGTCTACCTTGCCGGCAAGGGCTTCATTAATATCCCCGATCTTATCTACGGCTTCATTGGCAGCTTTTGCGGCTTCATTGGCGGCATCGGCGGCATCTATGGGAGCATTTGCATACTCTTCCTCGGATATTTCTGCATCGGGATTGTGCTTCTTGTAAAGGTCATAGGCACTTGGTCCGGGGAGGCCTACGATCAAGTCCGAAGAATCCAGATTGACAGTTTCCGTGGTCATATTGTTGTCGTTGCCGCCCTCCATACATGTAGTAGGCACCAACTCAAACGCATCGCAATAATCGACGGCTGTTTGTCCGCTCTTATCTTTATTTTCCCACATGGTAAGCCGGTATGCGCCCAGCTGCTTTTGCATATTGCCTGAAATAGTGAATACGGCAATGTTCCCCTGAGGCTCGAAATGCAAAGGGGTTTCCATGCAGGAGGGAAGATGAAGGACCAGATGCAGATCGCGGCCTTCAAGTGTGACTTGCTCGCCATTGGTCGATATCGGCCAATGGATTTCGATGTCTTTACCTATACGAATACGCTTCACTTGCTGTTTTTTTTATTTGTAGTCCGCGGGAGATATTACGTCCTCGATCTTCAGGTCAAGTTTGCTCAATACAGCATCGATAAGAGGTGCAGATCCTAATGTTGCGACAAGACGCCCCAATTCGCGAGCTTCTGCCTCGGTAAGTTCTATTTCACCTTCCGATTCATATACTTTATGAGCGAGTACATGGCCGACAAAACCATAGGCATTTGCATATATGAGATTTGCAAGCTGCTCGCGCACATCGTGAACAGTGCATATTTTCTTTTGCATATCTGCAAAAATCTCAAGCCGTTGTAAGTTAATTTTACTCATAATTTTTGGTCGTTAAAATTGCATTATGCCGTCTACTTCTCTCCCTCTATTTGAACATCACCCAGCATCCTACACTCGCGCAGTAGATCAGATTACGGGATTCTCGGTCAGTCCATGAGTCTGAGTTAACCCATGCTCCTTGAGTATGTATCGCAATCTGCTTCCCGTTTCCGTTCAGTTGTACGCCTTTGGTTCCTATGTTTCGGATATAATAAAGTTGACCGTCTTGTGGATTGTAAGGGAGTGTGATAGTGCGCTTCCCGCCATCGCTATCCACCGTCACAAAACAATCCATATAGTCAAGGGTTACATCTGAAGATATTTTGCGATTATACAGTCTAAGGCCTGCAGTTATTCCCATCGGCATACAAAGGGCATAATTCCCATCATTCAATTGGGGAACGCTTGATGGCATAGGACCAGCTCCAAGCATTAAAGCTATATTGCTACTCCATGAAGGTCTTGATAAAGATGTTGATTGGGCATATATTGATGCAGAAATATTGTATGATCCGTTTTTACTAAGTGGCCAACCCCCGTATTCCGTTGTTGGGGACATAACTACTCTATCATCAATAGATCCATTAATAGAGCCTCTTGATGTTATAAATCCGGATTGTAATACATACGTATGTCTTTGGGTGAAATCTCCCGACTGTCCATTGATAATATTGCGTTGAGAATCATCAAAGGTATGACATTCTAATGTCGCATCTATAAGAGGATTGGAGGGACTTCTTAAAGTAAATCCGCCTATTTTTCCTTCTTTAGCTTCTATTGTACCCGTTATATTCGCCTTCGTTGCTGTAAACGAACCGTCCTTAGCGACTCGGAAAGGCGCGTTGTCCGGTGTGTTGCTGCCGACAAACAGAGGGATATCGCCGCCTACGAGTCCTGCGATGATGGTATTTTCGGAAATATCCGTTTTGGAGTTGTGGACTACGAACTCCATACCTTGCAGGAAGTTGATGACGGCGTTCTCGGCAAACAGCAGAGGCGTATATATGGGCACCATGTCGTTGAGCTGTTGCCAATATGTCGATGTGGTTCCCCCGGATGGTTTATTCGAGTTCGATGAAGTATGAGTCTGACGGCATTGGAATTTCAGTTGTTGGTTATTCTCATATACAGTCACTATGTCGATGTAGCGCAGGCCATCTGATTCTAAATCAGCGTCGTTGCGATATTCTACACCCGAAACCCATTCCGTTAGGCGGATAATGCAACCCTGATATCCGGGGTCTCCTTTATCTCCCGGCTTGCCATCTTCTCCGCTTATGCGTACAGGGGTGGACCATCCATTCGCGGGATCGACAAAATTATTGTTTGCGTCTATTTGGGCCTCTGTCATCCACAAATATTCGCCGGAGGAAAGCGACGGAGGAGTGTCGTACCATCCCGCGGGATTGAGATCGGTTTTTGTCAATGCCGGTGACGAGGTGGTGCTGTTGTTCTTGGCGTATTTGAATTTTGGATGTGGGCCGGGTTGACCATCTTCGCCCGTTACCCGAATTGGATCGGACCAAACACCGGCCATACCGGTTGTGCTGTCTATGGTCGCTTTCGACATCCACCAAGTTCCGTTACCCGCAGGTGCATCGAGCCATCCCGAAGGGATCGGATTTGTAGAGTTTGGTGCATCCGGTTTTTCGTTGCTTTCTTTGAAGACGTATGATGTCCAATCGCCGGGTCTCCCGTCGGTTCCGTCGAAAGAGTACTTGGCCCACAATGCAGGTGTAGAGAAAGCGCTCCACTCTCCATTTACCTTGATGCGCTTGGATACCCATTCGTATTGGTAAATGTCGTCTACGCCCATAGGATCATCCGTCCACGGCGCAGGCGGATTGTCATATTCTGCATTGGTCGGAACACTCGGTATCGCATCCGGATTGTCCGTCTCTGTGCGGGTAAAAATGTATTCTACACCTTCTCCGTCCACTCCATCCTCACCGTTAAAGGAGTATTTAGCCCATAGTGAGGGCGCCGAGAAGTCGCCCCAGTGTCCGTTGATCTTTATGCGCTTGCAAGTCCACTCGAAAGGATGAGTATTGTCAGGCCCTTCAGCATCGTCAGTCCAGCCATCAGGTAAATAGTCGTCTTCGTCTTGAGATGTCGGCGTAGCTGGTGCTGTTTCCGAAGTCGTGCGGGTAAATATCCATTCATAGTCTGTTCCATCAACGCCGGGTCTCCCGTCGGTTCCGGGCCGGCCGTCGGTACCGCTTATTCGCGCCGGATCAGACCAAGATTCAACAACGTTGTCGATTGTGGACCCGAAAGACACCCACAAAGGGATAGTCTTGGCTGTATTATATACAATACGGAATAAGCCGTAGTCGCCATAGGCATCGTTGGATGAGTCTTTTGAATATATTACATTGACAAAATGGCGTCCTGCACTTGGGGCCGTGATGACAACAGTTGCGGATATGCCATTTCCGGACACTTTTGCTTCATAAGTACTACTGCTGGCTGGGTTAACATTCTGAACATTTATTTTACCAACAGTCAAAAAGTCGTATCCATTTTCTGAATAGGCTGTGATGTCCAATACCAATGTATCACCGGCGCCGAGAGCATTGAATTGTATTTTGCACGACGCTGTGGAATTATCACCCTTACCTGCAAGTTTGTAAAATGCGCCGTCTTGGGCAACATCCCCTTTATTATCCGCATCGATTATAATGTCGGTTACGTCGGTTGATGCGCCTGAATCTCCGCCTTCGGGGTATTCGAGACTCCACCCGTCAGGAGGAATAGTAGTGCCGGTCGGAAGTGCCGGTTTTTCATTTTGCTGCTTGTAAACAGGAACTACAGAAGACAGTGGTACATGCATAAGAAGGACCCACGCTTCGGATGATGTAGATGGCTCAGATTTTGTCCCATCGACAAGACAGCGCCACTTGGCGTTATTGTGATATACCTCGTCGTTTTTATTGTATGTCTCCGACGCGAGCCACTTTCCTCGGTCGTTGATTGTCGGTATTTCTTCCCCGCCGGGCGTGAATTGATGGATGACGCCCGACATGTAGATGTTATTGAGGTAGGCCGAATAGCCTTTCATATCTATCCCGAATACGGACAGATTGGACAGGTCGCCGTATTGAGCTGCGATGTTAGACGATATGAATTCCCAGTCGGATACCTCCTTCATATAACGCTGGTATGTCCTTGTCTCGTAGCGCGATGTCTGCCGGGCTTCATTCGAGAAGGAGCCATACCCGACAAATGTCATCGAGGGAGCAGGGTGGTATTGCTTCGGGTAAGCTGCAGAGACTGGGCGAAGTTGGTATTTGAATGTCTTATAGGTCGTGGTGTCCAACTCTTCGGTAATGCGGAAATAGCACGTTGCGAAGCCGGCAAAGCGTCTATTGCCTTTGCTGTCATCGTAATCTTCCGTTGCATTATCCGAGGATTCGGAGCTGTGGAAGATACCCATGCAAATATCACCGACCCGCGGACTTCCTATTTCGCCTTCTTCGAGTTTGAGCGTGATGGTCTTGGCTTCGGTATCGACGCTCTCGATGATCCCGGCGCTTGGAGCAAACCATGTGTCGCCCATTGTAATATCGACCCGATTGTATCTCAGTTCAGGAACTTCAAGGAATCCCCGCAGCTTGAGGCTTTGCATTTCGGCATTCCCTTTCTTGTCGATAAGTCCGCCGATGCCGGTAATTCCTGTTGCGTAATCGCCGAACTGCGCCCCGTCCTCGAAGGTCATTTTGCCTTTGAAGGTATCCGGGAATTGCTTGTTTGCAAACTGCCACAAGGCGCGTTTGGCCGAATAAGCATTATAATCTTCGGCCGCAGTAGAATCGTACCGGGTGATAAGATATATTGCCGCCCCCGATTCGGTTACGCCTATACGCTGCGAATACAGAGTAGCCTTGACATCCGATTCGATATTTCCTATGCGGGAGTAAGGAGTGTTGTCGCCGATTGTGTACGTGGCGATATATTCGTTGTAGAGTTTCTTTTCGTAGCCCTGAATTCGGGACAGACGTCCGTCTAAACCAAATCGAGGATCGACAAGAAGCACGGCTTGTCCTGCGTTGTAATTCTTGTCGTTTACCGTGCAGTATACCGGATTGGTCTCGCAGGTATATACATCGGTGTCGCTGCTGTTCTTTGCGGCGTATGCTTGTCCGGCCTTCAAAAGCTCCTCTTCGGCCTCCTCGATTCGTTGCTGGGGAAGTTTTACACCCGTGAGTACAAATGTATCTCCCGGTTCGGGATGCATATTTTCACGGGGAGTTATGAGATGACTATCTCCCGATGTTTCAACTTGGGCAATGATTTCGAATTTTTTGTCAAAACCATCTTCGGGTTTCCATGTTTCGGGCTTATAATTAATACTCAAATCAAAACTCCACCCGTCAAGACTTCCGCTGGTGAACGTGGCTCCCAGCGTTTCGCCTTCGATCACGTCGGACGGTAGGAACGGCGTGTCCTTGCAGTACATGACGTATGCTTTGTCTGTTTGTCCTTCTATGATTTCCCGATCAACGGTTTCGATGCTGGTGACCGTCTCCGTGTTCTTGGGATAGATATCATCGAAGAAAACGACCTGCTCGACAATAGCGCTTTTGTCAAGGTTGGGAATGGCGTCAATGTATCTCTGGCCGTTGGGCAGCCGGAGTCGTATTTCTGAAACATGGTTGGTCTCCCCGCCTTGCGGTGCCTGACCATAATCGCTGGTAAGGTTGCGTGTAGAGCCGAATACATAGAACCGGGTGCCGTAGCTGGAGTCGTCGCCCTTCTTGGCGGGGATACTCTTGACCACATCGCCACGCCTGAATTCTTCGGGCGTTCCTCTTTCCAGCTTTCCGAAGTTAAGCGACACTAAATCTCCGTTTTCCTCGGTCCACCATTCGACCTCGAAGGTCTCGGCTATCGTATTGAGTATATCCCAGCATTTGTCACCATTGAAAGATACGAGTTTTGTCGCCTTGGGATTCTCGACGTCGATGGTTCCTACGCTCCAAGTTTCGACGCCAAGATGTTTGTTCATATTGGCGACGATCAGGGCGCCGAAGGATTCGAGATCGGTAGTATTGTGGAATACCGCTTCGGGATTATCTCCGCCCAGCCAGAAGCAGACAAAACGCTTCATATGGTTCTGCTGCGCTTCGAATTTGAGCGTATATTTATATCCTCCGGTCTTGTTGTCGAACTCCGGATATACTGTGGCCATTATTTCGAACTTACGGCCTTTGTACAGTATATATGAGCCTTGCGGAATTTGAATGTACTGAAGTTGATTGAAGGGAAGCTCAATATAATAGTCACTCATGAGGGCATATTTGATAATAGCCTCTTTCGTGACCGGAGCATCCAATATCTGTATTCCTAACGGAGAATAAATTACCATCTGTCGTATGCCACTTGCATCGTCACAAGCTCATGGCAAAGATTTCGACGGTCACGTGAATTACCAAACTCTTTAGAAGAAATGTCGCAAAAAATTCTTATTTTTGGAAAAATAATTGTCGTATGAACGAGAGTTGTAAGATGTCTGACGGCATAAACTCAGAAATGGAAGTTGGATCAGTATTATCTGATGCTGCAGCCCAAATTTCGGATCAATTTGAAGCGTTGGCGGATGCTTGTCGGCGAAATGTAAAATCACTGGCTCAGTCACATCTTGCCTTGGCGTCTATAATGCAAGCGCAGGCTGACATACAATCCAATATGGAAGCAATATATAGATATAAGGCTGAAAATGCGTGGTGTTACCTAATCCAAATATGGTATTACAGAAAATACTATAAGGCAAGAAGAGCGCGAATATTCATGGAGCGGCAGGTATTCGGACTTAGAAGATTTGCTACAATAATTGGAGATAATGAGGAGTAACTATTCCCCATGCATTAAAATTTTATACCTCTCAAAAAAGATACAGAAATGAGAAATATAGATGATAGGCCTGTTAAGGAAATCGAATCGCTTACTGATGTTGAACAGCAGCTACTTGTTAATGCCATTTATGACGATATTCAAAAGTGTATTCAGGGTGTTTGTGAAGAATGGAATCGTGATTTGCCAAGAAATTTGAAGTGAAAAACAAAAAAAATAGCACAAAGAATCCCCGACCTTTTGGCCGGGGATTGCGTCAATGAATGAAGATATCAAATACTGTTAGCGCATTTGTTGATCCTTGAAGATAAGTCAAGCAAGGCATTGCGCAGGATTTCTTTCTCTGCATCATCGAAGTCGTCCGGTTTCCCGTTGTTAATGCCGTCCATCTTATGGTAGAGCCATGACCGCGATTTACCGAAGTATTTTTCCGATATTTTAGCCCAAGACACATCCAGCAGAATGTCCGACATCTTCTGTTTTACTGTCTCCCGATTTTGTTTTACAATGATTTCCATATTTGTCTTTTTGTGCCCTCGGCCAAAATGGTCGAGGGCTGGTTATTAATCACGTTCTAATAATTCTTGGAGGATCATCTCGATATACCACTCTTGTTCTTCTTTCCCGTTAGGGTAGGCTTTGTGATAATTGCGTATAGATTCGATCAAATCCCATTCTTTTTCTGTTAGTTCGACATTCATATCGTTTATTCATTTGCTGTACTACAAATATAATACACTTTTGCGTATTATGCAAATGTTTTGATGATAAAATCATAAAAAACGCCCCGCATTTCTGCGAGGCGCCGGCATCGGGGAAGTATACAGGGGCTTATCTTATCGGTGCCATCTTCTTCGGGGTTTGGACCACCTCAAACTGCCTTGCGAGGAAATCCAATCCCTTCTGCGTCACGAGAACCTTGATGACCGTGAACGATTCGTGGTTGTTTCGGTCGATCAGTTTCTCTTTCAACTCGAAGTAACCCCGGTTAATATACTCTTGTTTAGGCTCATTGCGGTTGCAGAAGAATATCCCTCGCTCGCGGAGCCGCTGGAAGAGCGTGTTGCGGCCAAATGGTAGATTCAAAATCTTTGCCGCCTGCCCGACGTCGATCTTCTGATCCGTGTCCAGTACCTTGTCCATCAGCTCGGCTTTCGGCGCGAGTGCCGCGACCTGCTTTTGGGCCTGCTCCAGCTGTTGTTTCTGCCGGGCTATGGTGTCATTGGCGACCAGCACGGCGCGTGCCATTATCATTTCGGGCGTGTCCGTCTCTTTGGCTGACATGTATCCGCCAGTCTTGCGGATGGAGGGGAGAACCTCATCGCATACCCAGTCCTGAAACTGCTCGGCCTGCGGGAGCTTCGACCGCATGACAAGGCGGTAAACATCGGATTCGGGGATGTATTTCACTTTTTGAACCCCACCATCTGTAGGGGTCGGCAAAATGGCGACCCCTTTACAATGTGTTGAAATTGCATCCGCTGTCCGCATATACCCTAATGATCTCGCTACATCATTCGCAAGAAACATAGGCTTGTCGTCGGACATAATGATACGTACACGCCCGAACTTCTCGTTATTGAATATTTGCAGATTGTTCATGGCTAACAGCATTTGGTTGTCGTAGGTTGTTCTAAATACTCCGATCTGTTCAAATAAGCATTGAGCGCGTCCATTTCGAGTGCGTGTATATAACTCTCTAATTGGATTTGCTTTTTGGTGGTTTCATTCAGCCATTTCATAGCCTGAGCGTACGCATTATAGTTATTTTGAGCACGCTGGTTAGCCTCAATGTAGAGTTGGTAATAGTCGGGGCTTGGATTCTTTTTCTTCATGGCTCGGCTATTTACATTGTGCGACATCAGAGTTCCCGCCCATCTTCATAAGAATGAAGGGATCAATAGGACGTGTGAGAGAGGTAGATGCAAATACTGCGATCTCGCGGTCTGTCTCCGCGATGTGTTTGTCAACCATATCGCAGTAACGGCTCAGAAGGTCAAAGTAAGCCTTCTTGTACTGCGCGGCTGTTCGCTCGGCTTCGATGCAGCGAGTTTGATAATCCGTTTCCGGAAGCGATGGTGTTTTCATAGATGTAAGCATTTGATAAAACAAAAAAACGAACGGGTACTACCTGCTGCTTACATCTTTACTCAAGAGGTTGGCGCGCCATTACAGCAACGCCACAGGGTTACCCGTCCGTATGTTCAATTTTCGGCACAAAAAAAAGCACCAATAATGGTGCATCTTGTGCACTCTTGAGTTTATGTAAGCGTTACAAATATAGAAAATTATTTTTAATCCACAAGGGCTTTAACACTATTTTTTACATCAGGAGTAAATTTTGTTTCTAAAATTTGCTACTATTGGAAATTTTGTAAATTTGTAATGTCAACTAATACCAATTACAATATGAGAAGATTTTTATTCATATGGTCACTTATTGTCTCAATGGCTTTTGTTGGATGCTCAGATAACGATGACAATGATAATAATAATATCTCTAATCCATTGCCCGGTACTACGTGGGGGATGATTGATGTTAGTAGTGGTGCCATATCGACGCTTGTATTTGATGACAATGAATGCAGCTATGGTTCAAGATACGGAGGTTCATCAAGCGATTATAAACGTGCCTTATATAGTTATACATACAAAGCATCAAAGGTTACATTAATCCCATTTAATGATGAGTTAACAATATTGGAAGGTATTATATCTGGTCCGGTAATGTTTGTAAAAGACGCTTCTTTAGGAGAAGATGTGGGGATTTTTGTAAAGCAGTAATTTAGTCCAATTCCGAGGCATTTGCCTCGGTTTTTTATTTGTTCCATCCAACACAACGCATAAATTTCGTACATTTGTATCAAATTAGTAAGCGCTTGCTCGCATTGGAAAAAGGGGAATAAATTTAACGACACCAACCTATGACACAAAAACAAGCCATACAATTATTCGAAGATCGCAAAGTTCGCACCGTATGGGATGACGATACCGAAACGTGGTATTTTTCTATTATCGACGTAATCGAAGCCCTAACAGGGACAGACCGACCTCGAAAGTATTGGAGTGACCTCAAAAAGAAGTTACAATACGAAGGAAGCGAAGTGTCCGAAAAAATCGGACAGTTGAAAATGTTGGCTTCGGACGGCAAAATGCGTTTTACAGATGTTGCAGACACACAGCAACTTTTCCGTTTGATACAGTCGATACCATCCCCGAAAGCTGAACCATTCAAGCAATGGATGGCACAAATTGCCAGCGACCGCCTCGACCAAATGCAGGATCCGGAACTGTCCATCCAGCAGGCGATGCTTGATTATAAGCGACTAGGATATTCCGACAACTGGATCAACCAGCGGCTAAAAAGTATGGAGGTTCGCAAAGAGTTGACTGATGAATGGCAGCGCAGAGGGGTGGAGGGGAAACAGTATGCCGCACTTACGGATATTATCACGATGGAGTGGGCCGGACGTAATACGAAATCATACAAGCAGTTTAAAGGCATAAAAAAAGAAAATTTGCGGGACAATATGACCAACATCGAATTGGCCCTCAATACGCTGGCAGAAGCCGCCGTAACGGAAATATCTAAACAACAACAGCCAAAAGGATTTCAGCATAATGTCCGGGTAGCCAAAAGTGGCGGCAGCGTTGCAAAGGCAGCCCGAAAACAACTCGAAAACCAACTGGGGCACTCGGTAATATCTCCCATCAATGCAAAACAAGTCCTTGGGAATGTCCCAGACAATCCTGTATCCGAAACTGCCTATCTTACTTCAACAGAAAAGATAACAAGGCCCATTATTTGCAATGATTCCGAGGATATTAAATAAACAGGCAACTTGAATTGGTTAGTGAAACTTTGGTGGAACTTCAAGTGGGGAATAAAGCCACCGGGCCAAGACGACCTGCCGGATATCATACCAGTTATCAGCAATAGCTAACTTTGAACTCGATTAGCTTCAGGCATAAAGCGAGGAGTGGTTAAAACCATTCCTCTTTTTTTGGATATTCCAATTTGAAATTGTAAATTTGGGTTACTAACTCACTAAAATTTATTGTATGAAGAAGTATTTACTACTGTTATTATTCGCTGTTTTATGCGCTTATGCCAAAGCACAAAACACGCCTAGATACCAAGGCGAAGTGAACATTGGTTATGGTTTCGGGATAGGTGATTATCAAATGGATAGATTTTATATTGAAACTATACATGGTGCCCGAATTATTCCTAATCTTTTTTTAGGTGCAGGCGCTGGATTGGCATTATTAGATAATGGGCACGCAACAATTCCCGTATTTGCGGATATAAAAGGATACCTAACTAAAAGCAAAATAGCACCGTATATATTTGCTAATCTCGGATATGGTTTTGGCGATGAAAAAGGATTTTATGGAGCCGGCGGTTTGGGTGTTGATTTTTCTGTGGCCCCGACATTAGGTGTTTTTATAAATATCGGGTATCAATCTTTGGGTATCGCCGACAATATCCAAGAAAACGGCATTTACGGCCCATCTAATATGGGCGCATTCTTAATACAAGCGGGATTTAGATTTTGAACAATTAAATTAAAGCCGGAGATGCAATTCCCCGGCTTTATTTTTTCATTTACTCTTCTTTATCCTCGCCCCTGTCTGCGGGGTTTGGCTCGTTGAACTTTACGGTTAATTGCGACGTCAGACGGTCGCCGGATATGTTGTAGCTGCCTGAATTTCCGACATATGTCAGGTGGTATATTTCATCACTTATTCCCGGTACCGATATATCTACCTTACCTAAGTGTAGCATCCGGATAAAAGTATCGTAGTTTAAAAGATGCTCCTCCGGGGTTTCTCCCGTAATTATAAAAGTCAATGTTAAATCCCGTGCCGCCAATTTGGGTTTGTCGGGATATATGACCTCCTTGCCGTCTTTCTTGGGGTCCTCATTCTCCACGAAGTCTTTCAGGCTGGCAGGGGATTTTAACCCGGCAATAAACCCGGAACCCATTGCAACGCCCATTGTGTAGGTGTCTGTTTTGTTGATGAATAAATCTCCGATCATTGCTTATTTGTTTAATTCTTTCGTTAGATAAGATTCTGCTGTATCAATGACATCATAGCCTTTTGAGCTGACGAAAGAAGCGTAGAACATACCGTCGGCAAATACGATGCTGGTGCCTGCTTTGTTAACTTCATTAAGCCATTTCGTTATCGCGGCGGCGGCCTCGTCTCCGTAGTTCATTCCGCTTATATAGCGTCGCTTTTCCTTGCCATCATACGTCACAACATATCCGAGCGAACTGCGAAGATTCCATGTGTGATTTCGGTAATCGGCTTCGATCTGCTGGAGTTTAACCGCTTCACGAGCCTTCTCATCCATGAAATCTACAACCTCCTCTTCGATGCCGTCGATAAATTTGGTCAGGTCCGATATGTCCTTTTCAATTTTCATTACAGTTCACTTGTATTGCGCTTGATCGCCGCTATGTCTTCCCGAATTTCCGTCAGAGCAGCCTTCATAACAGCTGTATTCCCGTTTATTTCGACGATCTCCATGTAGGTCATAACAGCGTACCGGAGCAGCTCATTGTCCACTTGTACGCTTGTATATATGGCTGTTTCGATATTTCCGATGGAGTTCAGCAGCCCGATAATAGATTGAGTTTGCATCATCACATATCCTCGGATGTCGGTAACCTTGCCTTGAATGTCCGTGAATCGGCCGTTTAACTCGTCGCCGGTATCTTGAGACATGGCCTGAAATCCGCGAGATGTCGCCTCTTGGCCCCCTGCTTCTGTCTCCCACTGCAGACCGCGCTCCTCGGCGGCCTGTTTGAGCCGCTCCCATAATTCTTGCCCTACCTTTTGCTGGGCAAGAACATCATCAAGCATTGTATCTACAACTCCGGCAAGTGCATTGTACCTCTCTTCATCTGAGAGTGACAGATCCCGATTTATGGCGTCAATTTTTTTCTGCGCTTTTTCTATTTCGGGTCCTATAGTTGCCGTGTATAACACCTGCTTTGCAAGATTCTTAAGCATATTGCCAGCCGCTTCACCAAAGGCATCCGCGGCATTTGTTCCTTGTTCGAAAGAATCAACCAACGCATCGGTCAGCGTGGTTCCTAATTCACCGAACATATCATTGAGGTAATCATTGACAGCCTTTATTGCTTCTTCATATGTCTCCCAATTATTTACCAGTTCTTTGAGGTACGTCTGATTTTCTTTGGTTAGATGTTTAAACGTGTCACTATTTCCTTCTACAAATTCTTTGAGGGCTTGCATATTTACATTATTGCCTTCAAATAATTCAGGGAGCATGTCTTTAAGAGATTTATACTTTGCACTTCGTAGCCAAGTAGAATGTCTAACTTGAACCTGCATATTGGCAATAGAAGCATAAAGATTTTCCCACTCTTTTGCTCTTTTTCGTAGATTTGCCAATCCTGTGGCCTCGCCCTTGCTACCGACAAATTCGAATTCTTCTCCACGATTTCTAATTTTATCCATTGTTGCCTGATAGGCATTCATGGCGTCAGTTAAGGCTGTTACATTATTAACATAATCCCCAAAGGCATCGTGACCGAAAATTGTGGAAAAAATATCCGAGTTTAACCGGGCGCGTTCATTCATCACGCGTAGTTCTTCGTTTAATTCTTGGGCTTCTCGGATATTCCGCTCCATTGAAGTTTCCGTATCTCCGAATATACTGGCAATACTTTGTATGACTTTCAACGCAGCTTGAATAATGGCCAAAATTACAGATGCCCGTTCTACTTTTTGGATGGTGGTTGCTGCTACTTCTCCTGTCTTCTCAATTCCTTCTGCCGAATTTTCCGCAAGGGTTTTGATGCTGTCGATCATTTTCAGTGAATTGACAGTAATCTTGCTCGCGGTCGATATTACTTCTCCCATCGCACCGCCCGCAGCTTCGCCGATGTCGTTAAATTGTCCTTCAATTTTAGTGAGCGTGCTGTATAGTTTCTGCCACTTTTCAAAGGATTCGCTGTGCTCTTCGTCGCTTACCGGGTCCAATTTATTAATGGCGGATAATTGTGCCCGAAGAACATTTATTTTATTTCGCAGATCATCCCCCTGCTCAGAATCCGAAGAAGGGAGTTTATTAAATTCATCTTCAAGCGTTTTTAATGCAACTTTTATCTCTCTCTTTAGTTTTTCTATATCTTCTTTTGTCTTGCTGATTAGGCTATTGACAAAGTCGCCACCTTCTACCTCAAGGGCAGCCATCGCGGCGTCTTTTTCGGCTCTCAATGCTTCGGCCGTTCCCGCGTCTTTTGCTAAACTGATTTTTCTGTCGTAATACTCTTTCGTAGCTTGCATTTTTTCTAAAATGGTACCGTACTTCATGTAGTACTCATTCCACGCATCAAGCTGTTCATTAAGGTATTCTTTGGTATTTTTTATCCCAGCTTCTGACAAAAAGGCATTCATCCACTCTTCGTCTTTTAAAGCTTGATTGGCTTCTCTCACCGCTGTTGCATATTCTCTTACTCCTTCTGCAGCTTTGATGTTGTCGGCGTAATATACTCCTTGGAGTTTGTGGTATTTTTCGCCGGCAGATCCATCGGCAGCAACGTTTGTGGCTATAACGAGTCCCTTTGTATCTGCGGCAAGGATATCTTGCGCTCCTTCAAGTTGGGTGTATATGTAATCTTCCAATTCTTGCGGAGACAAGATATCCCCATTGGGAAGGATAGGAGTGACTAATATTTCAGTCACTTTGCCCTTGGCGTCCAAAATGCCAAATTGACTGCTGAAAACGGTGGCGATACCTTCTCCTGCATCCTCCCAGCCTTTCTTTACCAATTCTGCCGCTGCAACAAGTGGCCGAGCTAAATGCTCGACGTTTCCTTTGTATTGGGCTACCATCTGTTGCCCGGCAAGGAATCTTTCCGAGGATGTGTCATTCTTGTACTGGGCATCAATTTCTTTTTTTTGTAACTCAAATAGCTTTTTTTCTGCTTCTTGTATGGCTCGCGCGCGCTTTTGGTAGTCGAGGTCTATTTGCGCAAGTTTCTTGGCCGTTCCGTCTTTCATGGAGTCAACCTCGGCCTGTAACGCATCGTCCCGGAGCTTTTGCAGTTTCTGATTGAGTGCCTTCAGGTTGCGCTCTTGGTCGGATGCGGCCTTTTCTGCGGCGCTTTTGGCTTCATCACGGGCTTTTTTTGCCTCCGCGTTGAGTTCGGCAGGGGTTTTTACTGTATATAGTTTCTCTGCTGCAGGAGCAAGCTTTTCGATGCCGGCATTTATCGCTGCAATGAAGGCATCTACATCTCCTTCATAGCCCTCGTTTATCTGCTTCCAGATGTCATCTCCTTCTTCGCCCATCTTTTTTAGGGCTGAAATGAATTCTTCCCGGAATTTAGATAATCCTGTTCTGCTTTCCGCAAAACCTTTGGCACCCCATATTGCATTCGGACCGCCTTGCCCCATATCCGCGTAAATGTTTATTGCCTTTTCATATTCTTTTCTGTATTCTTTTAAAGCGCGGGAATAATTGGTATAGGCGTCGCCAGTTTGTTCAATACGGGCTATACTTTTTTTCTCCTCTGTAATAAGCTCTTGGGCGGCTTTGGCTTGTGCAACCTCAATAATTGCATCACGCAGGTTTTCATAGGCGCCGACGGCATTTCCGACCATAATCTGTTCTGCGGCCATATTGCCGAAATAGGCAGGGTAGATGTCTTGCAGCTTCTTGACGGCCTCGGCCCGTTCTTCATAGGGCTTGGAGAGGTCGGTTGCGGCATTATACAGCAGGTTCAGTTTGGTTAATTCGGATTGGGCCGACACAGAGCCTTGAGCCATCGCGGAATTGAATTGCTCAAGGGCGGCAGCGGCGGCATCTATTGCTGTCTTGCCTTTAAACAGCGATGCCACCCAGTTTGTTATCTCCTTTCCGTAAAGAGTAAGTACGGTAACTCCGGCGACAAGCAGGGTCTGCCACGAGAAGATGGACGATGCAATTTGCTTCCATACGGGCGTGAATGTTTGCCCGGCGTCCTTCAGCTCCTTCACAGATTTCTTCGCACGGGCTATTTCATCTGCCAGCATCGGCAGGTTGTTGGATATGGCCGAAAAGAACACTTGAGGACCATACGCCAACGCTGGCAACTCGCGGGCTACCTGCTGAATCTGGAATCCCAGCATATTGAATCCGGAGGCATAGTTGCCTACATTGCGGGTGTGTACCCCCATTGTAGCATCGAGTTCTTTAACTTTCGTGTCAAGGGATTCGATGTTTTTGAGCAGGTTTTGCCCCCAGCCGCTTGTTCGTTCGCTTTCATTCAACGAGCGATATACGGTGCGCATTCGTGATAGGGCTTGCGACATCTCATCAATGGACCCTCTTGCAACCTGTTCGAACTTGATTTGATTGACTAATTCTTTTCTGGCGCGAGATATGGCCTGTTTGTATTCCTCGATGGATAGCGTAGCTTCAAGGCGGCTTGACTTCTGATTCTGCGTCAATTTCATGCCTTGACTCTCCGCTTTATTCAGGCTGTCTATCTCCGATTTAAGACGCTTTATTTGAGCTTCGTATTGAGATATAAGGATGACATTCTCCTTTTTTGAAGCATTGACGGTTTTTAATTCTTCGATTAATTCATGATACGCTGCCGTCTCGGCCTTGGCCGCTTGCGCCCCAGCTGTAGAGTCCCCACCTGTATTTCCTATAGTGACCGAAGCTGCTGTTTTGGCCGCCGCATCCATCGCCTGACGTTCCATTTGGGCGATCTTGCGCATGGACTGCTCCACACGGGCCTCCATTTCTCCGATCTTGCGGTTTATGACGTCGAAATCCTTGGTGCTGTCAGGGATGTCCGCCAGCACGCGCCGCAATTGCTCAAGCATGCTGATGAAGCTCTTGAGTTTGTCGGTTTCCGCATTTATTTTGAATGATAAAGCACTCATTGATGTATTTTATTACCTCGTCTTTTATTACCTCTTCTTTTGGCCATTTCGGCCCCCGATCCTTTGACTATCTTTTTCTCGTCGCCGACGAGCGTGCGGACCTTGTCCGTCATCATCAGAAGCATGGTAGGGTAGTTTATGCCCTGAAACGCCTCTTTGTAGGATATGTTCAGCTGGTCCATCATCGTCGCCATGATCCCGGTTATAGTGTTGTTGCCGACGGTCTCCGCAATGGTATTGCGCCGGGTCTTGTCGATCTTGACCGAATCGAACAAGTCTTTCCCCGACACTATTTCTGCTATAGCGCAGGTGGCGTGGGATATTTCCTCATAGGAGGCATATCTCTTGGCGTACCATAGAAATACCTTCTGCGCCCACTTGCGCCGGAACATAAGCCGCGATATTGTGCCCAGAGAGAATCTTTGCCGGCCTTGTATCGACACATCTATCCGCCCGGCAGCAAAGGCCCTTGCCAAGTCTTTGACAAAAGGCTGGTACATCCGGAATGTGAACATTCCGAGCTTTACCGCGACATGATGCTTGTTCAGCAGTGACCGGGCGACAATGTCCGCTGATTTAATCATGATCTTTGGATATGGTTGTCGCTAATCCCTCCATCACGGCGGCCACCGATGCAATGTCCTCCAGCGGAATCATCAGCAAGGTTTTCTGATAGCAGTCGAACAGCTCGGCGAAGGTGCTTCGCTTCATAAAGCGACGGCACAGGAGCCATGCCCTGAGGCGGTGGAATATGCTCCGGCTGCCCACGATTGCCAGCGCAACGCTGTAGGCCATTGCGGCTATGCATGCCTTGCTTTCATCCGGCTCTTTTTTTACGTCGATTGCCGTCATAATGCGGGTGGCGGTCATCGGAGACATTTTGTATATCGTGTATCCTTTTGAAGCGATACGTATGCTGATAAAGTCTAATTTCATGGTAATTGTTATAATGGAATAGGGGTGAGGGGCTTATGCCTCCCACCCCCGTACTTGAATGTTGACAGGTTGCTAAATGTTCTCCTCTTCGGAAGCATCGAACCAGTATTCCGAAGAAACCGCTGCGTTGTCGGGTTCGAGTGCCGTGGCCACAACGCCAATAGCACTTGCGCCGTCGGTCTGGGCGTCGCGTGCGATAACCGACGCCTTCGGGAATACGCAGTACTGATTGTCTTCGGTAAGGGCAACCATGAACCTCTCGATTATTACCACGCCCCGGTTGCGCTTCCACGACGTTGCGGTTGCGGTGCCGCCCATGAGGTCGGCCTTCGTCGAATAGTCGTATTGACCGATGGTGAAACTCATCTGGATATTTCCCATCTCGGTCGATTGGCGGTATACGCCGTTTGTGAGCTGATTCCGGTACTCGGTGGTAGACGGTTCCTCCTCCTCGATACTCCATGTATCTTGGTGAATGTTCTCGACCTGCTTGGTACTCTCGTCGCTCAAGAGCGTTTTGAGTGAAGCAAGGGTGACATCCGCCGTGACCCTTGCAGGGTCTCCGTAATACAGCTTCTTGATTCCTACTGCTGTTACTTTTGCCATTGTTTTAGTTGTTTTTAATGTTCAATACTCTGAATAATACCCGGATATAGACATAGTGGCATCCTAAGTTCGGATCTTCCTCGCGGCCGATATTTTCATATCTGTACCTATATGCGGATTCGTCGTAAGTGCCGTAGGTCCATTCCTTGAATCTGGCTTTCGCCGCTCGTTCAAGCTCGTCCAGACGCTGGAGATTTGCTTTTCCTTTAATATCGGGGACACATAAGTTGACAGCGATGAAGCAATCTTCCCAATACGTGGCGGGGGTTTGCGGCGAAGTAGGCACTACTACAATGCGTTCCGTCTTTATCCTACCTTCGGGCGTCGCCCATGAAGGAAATGCCTTAATGCCGAAGAGAGAACAACTTTGAATAAGGATGTTTTGTGCATCTGCGGTGGTTATCATTGCATAATCCTTTTAAAGCCATATCTTGGTGCTTTCATATCTTTGTCCGCTTTTGTAGAACCCCAATACGGGGTATGATACCGAATCTTCTAAAGTGGATCCTATTTGACTGCCATGCCGGTGATCGAATATGTTCCTGCCTCGATTGTCAATGATACGAACCTCTTCTTTTTCTTCAATTGGTTCTATGTTGGGCGGCATAATCACTTCATAAGTGTATTGAATAACTACCCCATTTTGTGATTTGATGAATTGCGCTCTCCCGTTGTAATGGGCATTGCATCTACCGACCACCCGCCATTTGTTGACGGCTGCATCCCATATCTCCAATGTATATGGAAATCGAATCATAGGTCCATAAAGAAGATTTGTGGTTCCGGGTCAAATTCGGCGGCAATATCGGTTAGGCCATTATCCTTTGCAAGAGCACAGATGCGCTTGCGCAACATATCCGTATCATATCCGAGGGAGTATCCTCCGTTGCCTTCGGACGAAAGAACGATGAGCTGTTTTAAAACGTCGATTGCTGCCTTTGCAACAGAAATCCTATAGCAAGGTGCATATTCGTCTTTTACAGACATCTCTGCGTCCGTGCAGGCTATCGTAATCAGATTATCGTCTACGTTGTAAGGATATAGCCGTGCCGATATTGCGTCGAAAACCGTCATGTCCGTATTTATTAAGCGTTCATAGTGGACAGATCGAGAATAGCGATTTTGTTGGGTGCCGTGAAGTTCGGGATCCACTCGGCTCCGTATTCGTTAAAGCGGCCCTCTTCGGTTCGCCAGTTCGAGATCCACATACCACCTTCAAGCCGCGTATACGTCTTGTTCGGAACGGGATCGGAAATCTCGTACGGCTCGTGCCACATCATCTTACCGATCTTGTCCTGCGGAAGCAGTGTAATGCGATCGTCCTTGAATACCTGCTTGCTCGTACCATCAGGCATTGCCACCATGTCGTCGATGATTCGGACCGGAGGCAGGCCGATACCCGCAAACACCTGATTAGTCATAGCGTCAGTGATGAGACCGCCCGAAAGAGCCATCTGTGCGCCACCGAGAATCATCTTGTAGGTGTTGGCGAATTCCTTGGCGCCGACAATGTTCTTGTTGAAGGTAGAACGCGACATCTCCATTACGGAGAACCGGCCCATTGTCGGCCGCAAAGCCTCGATCTGACTTTTCAGGTAGGTGATAAAGCTGTCCTTGTCTGATGTAGCCGGGGTAATGCGCTTGACAGGCAACTCCATGTCGAGCAACGCGACACCTTGCGGGTTATCCGCAAGAGAGACCGACGCTCTGCCGTCGGAACGAAGATCGCCGACTACGAGATCCATGCGCTTGTGGGGCGCAAGGCGAAGCTGACGGATGTCGTCGTAGATGTAGTTGATGATGGCATTCATCGCGGCCGCCTGTTCTGATGTGCGTGCGGAGTTGAATTTGTCGATGAGCGACTTGATCATATCCAGACGGTCGTTATCCATCTGATAGCGGTCCCCCAAGTAGGCGACTTCACCGTATCCACTCCCCAATGACTTGCGCTCCCGGAGAGGTTTGTTGGAGTTGCGGTCGATGATTGAACCTGCCGTCACGCCTGTTACGGTTCCGAGATATGCTTTGAAGATTCTGGATTTGGTTTCCTCGAAGTCAAGATATCGCTTCCAGAATATTTCATCTTCTTGCAATGCTGTAGTGCGGTCGATGACCGCCTTGACGACATTGGGGTCGTTGAAAAGAATTTCGAGTGTTAATTTCATCGTTGTCGTAGTTTAGAAGGTGAACAGGAAGCGTGAAGTGAGCGACTCTTTGTCTTTCTCAGAAATCGGAACGTATAGTTTCGACTCCCTAACTTCGTAGGCTCTGCCGATGGCCGCAACTGTCGCACCGGGTTCGACTTTTGTTACTGCATAATTGAGGAAGTTGGCAGTTGCCTTCGGCGTCGTCCCATCTGCGGCAGTGGTCTCGAATAGCACGGCGTCGGCTTCTGCGGCGAGTGCCGCACTCATCGTAAGTTCGTCGTATTTATCGTTGTTAGTATTGATGCTTGAAACAGTTGCACCACTGGTACCATCACCTAAGTGCATGCCTTTGTAGGCAAGTGATCCTTTGGCAATCTTGATCTTTGTACCGGTAGTCACTTTTTCAACTACCTTGACGTTCTTAACCGCGGATGCTTTGCGCGTCTTCAGATCGACGTGCAGAGGCGTAAGCGGCATAAGCATCGTTCCATTCGGGACATTTGTGTCCTCGAAATTGAAACCTCCGGAAAGTCTGTAGACTGTGTCAAATCGGCACAATTCTTTCAGTACGTCCATCGGATTCAGGTTGTAATGAAATCCTGCGGGCATTTTTTTACTTGTTTTGGTGTTTAACAATGTCTTCTGTACCCTTGTTAATCAGTTTGGCGATGTCATCTCCGCTATTGGGGATGCCGCCACCCTGAGCGGGCGCTTCGGATAACTCGAAACCTGCGTCAGCCAGTTCCTGTCTTGCGCTTTTGAAATACTCGTCGAGATCGGCGTCTTGCGCGATGTTTAGTTTGGCTGCGAATTTTTCAGGGATTCCGTACTCTTTGGCTTTTGATGCGATGGTGGCAGCTCGCTGCGCGGCCTGCTGGGTTTGCAACATTGCCGCTGCCTGCTCCTCACGGAGTGTTTTCAGCAATTCAGCCTTCATAGCTTCGGGGTCAAAGGGATTTCCGGGTTCGTTTTTTTGCTGCTCGCCCCCGTTAGCAGGTGTCGCGTTTGTCTTGTTGGCTTTGGCTTTCTCGACTGCCGATGTTACTCGGCTATCAATTTCGGCCTGCATTGCCGAAAGTGCTGACTTTTGCCCCTCGACTACTGCGTCAAGGTTCTCGTCAGTAATCAACCCCGTTGCGGCCAGCGACTCGGCTACCCCGTCGATTGCTTTGGAACTGAACCCCAAGCTGCTATACTTGGTTTTCAGCGCTTCAATAATTTTTGCTTTCATTTCAGGTCTATTGTATTGGATATGTCATTGTAGTCAAAGCATAAAAAAGTCTGTTGGCTTAGAAGGCCAACAGACTGATTTTAATTATTAGTTGTTATTTCGTCGATGTCTGTCGCTTGATCCTCCACAAGCTCAAGGCAAAGATTTCGACGGTCACGTGAATTACCAAATACTTATGTCATTTTTTAACATTGGAAATTATTTTTATTTTTCCAATGCTTTCATGGCACTTCCCTCTTTTGTGTCGTTACTTTCGATAAGTTTTATTTCATCATCCACATCATCTACAAGACCAGCCAGCATTACACCGGTTTTGAGCGAAGCAATGGGTTTTCCACATGCGTCTGTAGCATTTTTGATCTTCTCGGCTATATCGTCGATACTGAAAGGCTGTATCTCGGTTTCAATATCAATAGTCTCTGCAGCACGCATGTACTCCGCATTTAAAGATCCTACGGCAGAGACAAGAAAGTTGTATCTGCGCTGTATGTGCTCGCCGATTACTTCTGCATGATTATCGACGGCAAGATTAGTTCCCATAAATAGGAACTGAAACGCTCTGCCTGACGGAACGTCTCCAAGCCCTTTCAATGCTTCCAGCGAAAGTTGCGGAGTGTTGGTCAGTTGATAGGCTTTACTCCAAAGGCCATCAAGTTCCAACCGCACTGAATCACTTGCCTGATCCCAATTCAGATAATACACTTTTCCGCCGTTGGTGATCTTTATCATCCTGTTTTTCCCTGATTGCTGAGGAGTGCCGTGTATTTCACCTTCAAGAATAAGATATGGGAAGAAGCATCGATCGATACAATCTGCGAAGTTAGACAAAAGGCGCTCCAAGCGTTCGCGGATAGGTTTGATGTTATGGCATAGAGTTTTGCATCTGTACGAATATATGGTAGGGTTCTTTGCGAATCCGTGCTTGAATTCGCCGACTTTGATCCAATCGGAATCAAGTCGCCACTTATACACCTTTTCATCTGTGACAGTCATGAAGTATTCTACTTCGGTTCCATCAACTTCTTTTACGGAGTATTGGCGACTTAAAGCCAGATAGTCGCCAGAATCGTCAAAAAGGGGGTATAGTTTGTCTCCCCTAAACGGCGACCATATTGCACAACGCAACTTGTATTTGGGTGATACACTACCCCCGAATGCTTTTTTCACCTGAGCCAACATCTTACGCCAAAAACCTTCGTCCTTAACGGCGTACCAATATTCAGCAACTTCGGTCTCAGAGAGCCAAGAGCGGACGAGACGTTTGTTGTTGTAGCGCATCTTGTTTTTTCGGCAGATGCTGTCTATGATGTTGAGCAGCTCTTTTTCTTCCTCATTATTCGGGCTACAATTTACCTTGGGATCCTTTCCGACGGTCCATGCAGTATGAATGTTCGTAATGTCCTGCTCTAAAGGCAACGGGATGCGGTTTGTCGGATTTACATCGTCTTTTTTATATTGAGCTGGGATGACTTTGCCTGTCTTCGGGTCCTGCTTGGCCTCTTCAACGATAACTTTTCCGTCAGGGCGAATTTCAGGATCCATTACATCGTGTTTGTCAGGGTCCCAATCTTTATACAATGTTTCTGCATCGGGCAGAGGAGTGCGACGGTGCTTGAGATAATCAATCTTTTCCGCTTCCGTGGGCAATGCAAATATTTCCTGTAAGGTCTTCATACAGTTTTATTAAAAATATCCTTCGTAATTTTTCACATGTTGAATTTTACCGAGTATCTTGCCGAGTACATAATATCGTACCGCATCGATTAAGTGGTCGGCCTGTCCATCGGCAGGGGTGTTTATGGGCCTGCCGTCTTTATCCTTCCCCCATACGTAATTTCGGAACTCCATGAGCATATTGTATGATCGTTCAGTTACGTATATTTCCATCTCAAGCATTTTATCAATGCCAGCTATAATCGACCTCCCGCTTTTGTCTACTGGATATATCATGATTCCAGCATTGGCGATTTCGTCAATTAGACGCGGATCCGCGGATTCAGACATGACTTGTAGATCAGGGACCTTTTTTAACTCGACAATGATGTCTTTTGTAAGCATATGGGTACGGTAACACAACTCGTCAATATACAGGCAGTTATTGCCAATCATTCCACATTTTGCTATGGCCGTCGGATCATTGGTGTATCCGAAGTCCTGCCCGATAGCTACATTCTCGCACCAAGCAGGGAAATCCTTGATGATATGTATATTCTTGAATATCGCTCCTTCGGCGACGTCTTCCCATCGCCCCATGACAATATGAGCATATTTATCGGGATTCTCGACTTTCATCCGTTCTACCTCTCGGATAAATTCCTCGCTTAGATTCTCTATGTTGTCCAAATATGTAGTGTGTATATGCAATACATTTGGATGTGTGCTTATTTGTACATCTACGCCATCATATTGGACGATCCTATGTGTCTTCTCAATATACTTGCGATAAATGAAGTGGTTGGAATCAGTAGGGTTCATAATAATGATAACCCTATTTTGGATTCCCTTCTGACGAATCGAAAGCACGAGTTTGTCAAAGTCTGTTTCACTCGTCCATTCTTCGGCCTCGTCACATACGAAAGTCGTGATTCCTTGTATGGATTTGAGCTTGGCCGTTTGGTTGCCGGATGATGTCTTGATACCCCGGAACAGCACCTTGCTTCCTGACACTGTATTTTCTATATCAGTCTTGGTGGTATGGAAAAAATCGCTGGTGCCGTCAGCTTCTATCTTCTCTGTAAATTCCGGGATGACAGATATGGCGGCAGATGTCATTGTATAGCGGCAATACAGAATAATATGCCCCTCCTCGAATGTTAGGCGTTCGACAAAGGCGCCGGCATTAAACGATTTCCCGCTGCCTCGGCCGCCGGTTATCAGAATGATAAAATGCTCGGTATCGTCATAAAGAGGAAGATATATGTCTTGCGGCTCAATCATCTTTTACGTATCCGATCTTTTATCCATTCTCTTACAGGGATAGAACCTTTAAATTCAATCGGACCCTCATTCTTCCCGGTAAGCGGTTGCGATGCTTTGCCGAAAAGACGGTCGAAAAGTGAATCAAGGGTGTTAGTGCGTCCTATATTGGCATCCTTAACGACTGCTCGAACTACTCCGACAATCCAAATCGGTGTATTCTTACTGTCGGCGAGTTTTTTGAGGTTGTCAAGGGGTTGTTCCAGAAGGAATTGGATTAGTTTGAAATAATCCTCTTTACTCAATTCTGCCTTGGCTTCTGTGCCGAGCAGTTTTTTGATATGGTTGTACAGCGAAGGCTTCCGGCCGGGATTTTTAGGCTGGTTTATCTTGGAAAAGCGCCTGCCTTTCCCTATTATATTTTCAGGATTTGGCAAAATTATCGTCGTTTTTTCCTCGTTTTATAATATATTTTTTATGCTCGTCTTTTTCGAGTATATTTAAATCCAAGTTCTCTGGCAATGTCTCTGATAATGCCTTCCATATAAGCACTGCTCCGTTCTATTGCTGCGCGCGAACGGTATTTTCGCACATATTCTCCTGTATAATCCATGTATTTTCTACTCACTTTACGATATATTTCATTTATTTTGTTTGGATCCGGCCATCCATTCCGCGGTTTTTGTATGGAGTAAGTATAGTTTCTTGAAACAGCTCTCATTTCTTTTACATCGAGTTTTGAGGCATTAATCAAATCTTCCCTACTAAAGGTTCCATAATCAGAGGGGTGATTGTGTGTGACAATCGCATTTTTAGCACGTGAAGATATTGCTACACCATGCTCACTACCTATCGTACGTTGAAGTACTTGTCCATTGCTACTAATGACAACTGCATGTTCTTTCTTCTGATAGCGAATGGCATTTTCTTCCACTGAGATAGTGTTTCTTAAACTTGCCCTTCCTCGTAATCCTCCCGATGTTTTAGCCATTATATCGTTTGTTCGTCATTAATTGTTCGACATACACGAGGCTGTTAGATGCACAATACTCTTGCACGACCTTTCCGCCTCCGTAAATGATAAGGTTCGGTATTTCTTTGCCTGAAATATCTTTTGCTATCTGATGCTCTGCTTTCAGATATTCGAGGCGATCGGCATATCCTCGCGTGAAAAACGCATTGTATCCATCGGGAATACCCATGCGATTGTAGTCATAGAATTTCCGAGAAACATTCAAGTCAGCATATATGAAAATACCGCATTCCTGAAAGTAGCGGGAAATCCACCGTTTTTTATAAATCTGTTGTAGCCCCCACGCTATAGGGGTTGTGTCGAATAACGACAAATTCGGCTCTACTAGCGCTACGCATCCGCTATTTAATACCTTTGTCGGGTCCTTCCATATAGCTTCGAAGCGATAATCGTCTACGTAGAAATGGTAGGTGCAAACCCCCTTCTTTTGCCGCGACTCGGCTCCATAGGGGGCAAACGGAAGTTGCAACTTTCCCGCTTGCATATCGAGGCGCAAATTAGGAATCTCAAAAAGGTTGTTGCTCTCGTATAAGCAGTCGGTGAGCATTGATTGATAGAAAGCGGTCCGATCTTCATTATTTCCGGGAAAATTGTCTGCTCTATTATCCGGTGTATGCTCGGATTTTACTCCCTTAATCTCTTCGTTAAATGCAGGCATGTCAATGCCTATCTCCTTGAAATCGAGATCTCCCCATTTATCGTCTTGCAATGCCTCGAAGTCCCATTCGCCGTTGTTAATATTATCTCGCAAAACGATGTCATTTTCCTCTTGCTCGTCAAGGTTATTATAGATAATAGCTGGGACCGATTTAAGCCCCAGTTTTCTTGCGGCTTTAAGTCGTTGATTGCCGCATATGACAATCTCTTCTCCTGTTCTTGTGGATATGGCAATAGGTCGATGCCTCCAGAATCCGTATTTACGGATTGAAGCCATTAAGCGTTCCATGTCCGTCTTTGATATGCGCCGAGGGTTACTGGGCAACAATAGGAGTTCGGAAACTTTACGAGTTATTATATCGCCTACATCTGCCATGTCATTTTAATAGATCATGTTGTTTATGCCTTCATAGGTTCAGAGCAAAGGTTGTTGCGGTCCCGTGAATTACCAAAAGGCGGAGTGAAAAAGTTTTTCCCGTCTATATGGTGTTGTGCCATCTTCTGGGTATACTTATTGTCTGTCTGTATTCCCTGCCGTTTGGCGAGTATTTCGTGACGAATAAATTTCTTGCAGCGTAATGCCGTTGCGTTTATGGCGATCATCAATTCGTCACGGTTCATAAACAGCGTGATGTTGCCCCTGTCATCCTGTGGTACCAATCCTTTTGCCTTTCGAGTCATAAGAAAAAAGTCTGCTGGCGCATGACGGCCAACAGACTTCCTAATCACGTAACTCCAACAAAAAGGTCTTTCCGATTGTGTCCGTTGCTTGCGCCATCACAAGCATCTGGGACAAAGGTGTGCACGTTCGGCACATTATGCAAGAGTTGGGCAAAAAATTTTCAGATTTTTTTTGCACTTTTATTCTAAAGCCTGCAAATTGTTCAAAAGGTTTGTGTTTTGCTATAGGGAAAACCTTATTTTGGTGGGTAATATTGTTCAAAAGGTACAAAAAATCCCCGACTACAAGGTCGGGGATCAATGGGTATTGGGTTTTATTGCTGTTTGTTCATGTAGTTAATTTAATTAGTAATCGATAAAAGTTATGCCTATTTCCATTTGTCGGGTATAGTGACGATTTTACCATTGATATCAATCCTTTCAGGCATAATGCTATTTTCGAATTTAATTTTATTTCTTTCTAATAATATAGGTTTCCCCTTGTGCCTTATTATGTTATCCTTTAAATCGTTGCTAAAATTTGCGGGTGGAAAATATACTTTAACTTTTTTGTTATGATGATTGCTTTGGATAAACTCAATAGGCGGGACTAAATCGCTGTCAGCGCTGACAAGGACTAAGATATCTGTTTTATCCATAAAACAATCGCCCATCATTCGAACTGAAAGATTAACATCCGTGCGTTTTTCTTCAGGTTTGCTAATCGCAAATTTACAATGAGGACATTCTATTGTTTTCCCAATATACTTGCCGCGTACGACTTCAAATTTATCAGGATGAAGTAATTTGTTGGCGTTTAGTAGTGCACTCTGGCGGCTGTTTTTGCTGGGACTAAGGGGAGACGCAGTAAAATAGACTACTTTTGCTAATTCTTGATCCGGACCCACAAATTGCTCGAACAATTTCACATAGTCTATCCAGTAATATTTCCGCCAATCAACATCCGCAGATTTGATGCGTTTCAAGCCATAGTAAAAATTGAAACCGTCGATATATATTGTAACACGTTTCTTCATAATCATATAATTATAAAAAAAGCCGCTACTTATAGCGGCTCAAACCATACAAGAAAGTATGGCGATGCTTGGTTTTCGTTACAAAGATATATATCTTTTTTTATTCAATGCAAATTTTTTGCCGATTTTTTTTGTCGCACTATGACAACGTGTATGTAATGCGTTTATTGTGCCAACATATAAAAAATGCCCCGGCGAAAGTCGGGGCGGGTGAGTGGATAGCATTTAGATGTTTTTTGGGGAATTCGAGTTAAATATCATCAAGCGCTTTCTCTTCTTTTTCCGTTGTATGTATAATGGTATTTTTATTGTCATCGTATAGTATAAGGATTTTAGCAAATCTTGTCATTTGAATCAGTATAGATCCCGACTCTGTCTCAAAATAAGTTGCATAATGACATTTGTCATTTTTCAGCCCCGTCATTTCGTATCCATCGCCTTCATCGTATGGTTCCGAGAAAAAGTGATAATCCTTTTCCGGATTGCCATATTTTTTAATATATATCCGTTTTAAATTGTTAAAATCATATCGGATATCGTGCCAACTGAAATATTCCGGTGTCGATACCGCAATCCTCCATACTGTTTTTGATTTAGGAGTTACCAACAGAGCTATTTCACATTTTTTACCCGTAAATTCTCCTTCCATCGTAACGATGTCGCCATCAGAATCTTTATATTGAAACCCCTTTTGCTCTAAAGCGGCTCGGACACCGTCTACGCTTCCGTCAATAGGAATTCCCTGAAATTGGAAATGATCTTCTTGGGCGTTAATTGTCTCGAATGAAATTAAGACAACAATAAGAGTGAGTAAAAGTTTCTTCATAACTATTTAAATTTAATTTTCGTTGACACTCCTCCTTATCTCCGAGTTTTTTTCTGGCATGAGCGTTATATACTTTAATTGTGAAGGTGAATGTCCGTATCTGCTATACTCGGTCCAAAAATCCCCCCCCCACGACTTTTTGCGGCATAACATGCTTATGCACGCACCACTTCTATAACTATAAAGAACATTTTTTAGCCCATCGCAAATTTGCCCATTTTGAAAGGAGGATGTAGGCCTCCTTTCGGGTGCAATCTGCACGATGAGCGCGTCACAGGTTTTCCGTTAATTCATCTTGCCCTTCTTTGACTGCACCCACTCTTCGAGAGAGGACTTCACCATCGCCCTTCTGAGTCAAGTGCTTGATGATCGCATTCTGCTCTTCGACGACTGCGGTCACTTTTGCGAGCTGCTCTTTCAGGGTGTTGATGTAGTCCATTGTAAGTGGGTCCATCTCCTGAGTTTTTGTTGAGTTAGTAATAGTGTTATCTTTTTGGGTTGCCCCATCTTTTTGAGTTGTCAAGTATGCAATGATTAACCGTGCATTCGGTACTGACGGCTTTGTAGTTCGAGTTCTATAATTAGAGATAGTAGTCGGGTGTATTCCCGTCGCTTTTGCTATTTGATTATTATTTTCAGGACTTTCTTCCAATAATTTAATAGCCTTATCTATCTCTATATTAGTCATATAGTATTAATTCTTATAGCAAAGTCTAAAATTATAAAAATATACAATCCAAAAATAGATGTGTTATATCTAAATTTAGATATATTTGCAATGTCAAACCTAATGCAAGTGCAAAGTTAAAATAGGTTTGAAGTGTAAACAATGTAAAGTTATACAAAAAACGCAGAAATAACCAAATAAAATAGGAATAAAACAATGATGACGGACGAAAAGATACAAGAAAACGCCTTTACAAAAGGTCTCGCCATTGCAGACAAAATGCCGGGCAAAATAGGAACCATGATTCGGGAGGATTTACGCCGGGGACTTGGTAATATTTCCCCTCAAGCCTTGTGCTATCGTGCGAATGGCAATCTGGAGCATACGGATTTTGAGCGCAAAGGCATTGAAGAAACATTTACCAACTACGGAATTAAAGAGCCGTGGGGGCTGGCGTAGCTATGAGAGAGCCTACCTACAACGATAAGATGCAGGCATACATCGGTTTCAGAAAATGGTGTATCGAACAAGCGTCTATTGAATCATCGGTAATTCCGGGTGATACTACGTTATTCCAACGCGCTTTGGCTATTCATGATTGGGTGCTATCAGATCCAGAGCCGGTAAAAAATTGGGAAACTGGGCCATACTTTTCAACGCAATCAATAGAGGGTGTAGAGAGTCGACTTGAAGATATTAAATCGCGCATTGAGGCAGACGGTGGGAAAATGGCAAAGATATGGGTATCAACCCTTGCAGTGCGTGAAGATAATGCAAATGAACTCTTATACAAAAGAGGCGGAATGCCCAATATTGGGGAAAAATGAAAACCGATACCATACTGAGCAAACGTGAGCGAGAGGTGATGAACCTCGTAGTGCTCGGCTACTCCGCCCGTGAGATCGCCGATAAAATGAGTGTGATTTACCAATGTGTTGCCAATCACCTCCAGAGCATCTACGACAAGACGGGAACCAAGCGGACCTTGCAGGCGCTCGTAACGTGGTATTTCACGCAGAACTTCGGCATCACGCTCAACGTGTCCGAAATGACCCGGCGGATCGGGGCGGCGGTTCTTCTTTGCCTGTTCTCGGTGGAGGTGTTCAGTACGGATGTCGAATGCCGCAGGTTGCGTAATCCCCGCCGGGGGCGAGAATTTCGGGTAGAAGAGTTAATAGAAAACTAAACCAAATATCACACACAATGAAAACACTTTATCTCTGGGTTGACGACGAAGGCTGGATGCCTTTCCAGTACAATGAACTGTCTGAATTAGCAAATGAATTAGCCGCCCGAAATATCAAACTGGGCGACAGGTGCGAACTGGGCAACTGGTGCAAACTGGGCTACGGGTGCAAACTGGGCGACGAGTGCGAACTGGGCGACTGGTGCGAACTGGGCTACGGGTGCGAACTGGGCGACAGGTGCGAACTGGGCGACGAGTGCGAACTGGGCAACTGGTGCGAACTGGGCTACGAGTGCGAACTGGGCTACGGGTGCGAACTGGGCGACAGGTGCGAACTGGGCAACGGGTGCAAACTGGGCTACGAGTGCGAACTG